CCAGTGGTCGCCAGAACACTTGGCGGAGTGCCGCCGGGCGCTGGACAGGGTGACGACCGGTGATGTCAAACGGTTGATGCTCTTCCTCCCGCCCAGGCACGGCAAGAGCGAGCTGGCAACGATCCATTATGCTGCTTATAGATTATTGGTGGATCAAGGTTTACGGATAATTATTGGAGCTTACAACCACTCACTGGCCTGCACTTTTAGCCGACAAACGCGACGCATCGCCAAAGAGTTTGGATTCAACTTTTCCGACGACCAGAACAAACAAAATCAGTGGTCAAGTGAACATGGCGGCGGGCTTTATGCGGTCGGTGTAGGCTCTGGTGTCACTGGATATGGTGCCGACCTGGTGATCATTGACGACCCAGTAAAGTCACGAGCTGAAGCCGAATCACCCACCTATCGTGCTCGCGTCATGGACTGGTACCAAAACGACCTCTACACACGCCTTCACCCTGGTGCTGCCATCGTCCTGATTATGACCAGATGGCACAGCCTCGACTTGGCTGGCCAGCTGCTCGAACAGGCCAATGACGGTGGCGAGCAATGGGATGTGGTCAGTCTGCCTGCCATCGCTGAGGAAGATGACCTGATCGGTCGTCGGCCTGGTGAGGCGCTTTGGCCAGAACGATACAGTGTGGAAGACTTCGAGCGGATCAAAAAGACCGTCGGTTCCTACGCTTTTTCCGCTCTTTACCAACAGACACCAACGCCCCGCGATGGAGGCTTTTTCAAGCCTGAATGGTTCAGGATTGTCGATCCATCGCCGATACCAGACAACTCCAACGCATGCCGAGCCTGGGACACAGCCGCCACTGTCGGTGGTGGTGATTATACCGCCGGTGTGTGGATGTGCAGGACAGGCGACACTTACAGGGTCAAGCACGTTTCACGGGGCCAGTGGTCGCCTGCTACCCGTCGCACAATCCAGCGCCAGATCGCTGAGACCGACGGTCGCGAAACGATCGTACATCTTGCACAAGACCCCGGCTCCGCGGGGGTCGATCAGGTCCAGCATGACACCAGAAATCTGATCGGTTATGGCGTGATCAGCAAACGACCAACAGGCTCCAAGGAAGTGCGGGCAATGCCGATGGCAGCTGCTTTTGAATCCGGTTCGATTGAGCTGGAAAAGGGCGATTGGAACCGTGACTTCATTGACGAATTGTGTTCATTCCCGACCGGCAAGCATGATGACCAGGTTGATGCTGCTGCCGATGCGTTCAACTATCTAAGCTCAATCCAGCCTTTCAGATACGTCTCCTGAAAACTATGCCAACACTATTCCAAAACATCCGCAGCCGGTTCGCCAAGTCGGTGCGTGAAGGCGTCACAGCCAACACTGCTGACATTGCCGCGACTTCATGGACTGTGGACATGATGACCGGCCTGTCGAACGATTACATGACCCTGGCTCGTCCATACAACCAGGTGTCTGTGGTTCAAGCTGCGATTCAGGCCATGAAGCGCAACGCCACCAAGGCGGTCATGCAGGTGGGCCGATGGGATGAGGATGGAGGCTTTACGCCTGTCTATCATCCTTTGCAGTCACTCTGGCAACGGCCAAGCCCAGGCGAATCGGATGCGACAGTTCTGGAGCACCTTTATTGCAGCCTTTGTGATAACGGTAACGCTTACATTCAAGTGATCACCAACACGGCTGGCACTGCGGTGACCGAACTGATGCCGATCCCATCGCCTTGGGTCCTCAGGCCAGTCATGGGCGAAAGTATCAACGAAGTTCTCGAATATCCAGTCATGGGAAGCGATTGGGGCCGGTCGTACAACTATTCTGTTCCCGCTGAATTGATGATCGCATTTCGCCAGGGCCGATCGACCTACGCTCAGAGTCGAGGCGTCTCAACGCTCGATTCTGTTGTGGCCGAAATGGCTCTGGTCAAGATCATCGGCCAGTATGAGACCACAGTTCTCAGTCGGTCTGGTGTGCCATCACTGATCGTCAGTTTAAAAACACTGGGCAATCTCTCGGACGCTCAATTGTCGCAGGTCCAAGCCGACTTGGCACGAGCTGTGAGTGGTAAAGCTGTGGGCCGACCATTCGTCGGGACATCCGAGATGGACATCAAATCGCCGGGCTTTTCTCCTAAAGATTTGTCCGTGAGTGAGATGGCCGACCTTGCGACCGCTCGAATCTGTGGTGTCCTTGGATGGGCGCCCATGTCGCTCAAACAGCCGGACACGGGCAAGACATACAGCAACCTTGTCGAGGCTAACAAAGCATCATGGCGCGATGCTGTGATTCCATTTCTCGATCTGGTGGCAGGTGAGCTGACCAGGCTGGTCCAGACTTTGCCGATCGCCTGCAACGGTATGGCCTCACAGCCTGATCAATCGTTGTGTGTGCGGTTCGATACCAGCCAGATCGAAGAGCTGTCAGTGGACCGCAAGGCGCTGATGGATATCGCTACGGCAGGCGTGAACGCAGGAATATTCACCGTTAACGAAGCACGTGCCACGCTCGGACTTGGCGAGATGGAAGAGCTTCCAGAGGCTGAGGCTGACGAACCTGACGAGCCTGTAGAAACTGAGACACCTGAAGCGGAACTGGAGGCTGAGTGATGGCTGGGAATTACAACCTTGAAATCGAAGCCGGCGCTTCATTCAACCGAACGCTCACTTGGACCTCCAACGGCACCGCTGTGAACCTGACCGGAAGCAGTGCCAGGATGATGGCTCGCACATCTTACAGCAACTCCAACACGACATTGAGCCTGACCTCACCCTCAGCCTGTCTGTCGATCAGCAACGCAACCGGCGGAGTGATTGCAATCGCTTTGGATGCTGCCACAACCGCCAACCTGGTTGATGGTGTTTATGATTTGGAAATCGTGACCGGAAGTGTTGTCCAAAGACTGATATCAGGGACTTTGACAGTCTCACCCGAGGTGACACGTGGCTGATACAGTTATAATCACAGGCGAAAAGACTGTCACGGTTGTTACGGTGGGCGTTCAAGGTCCAGCCGGAGTTAGTGGATCATCTGTTCCGGCCACAAATACCACAATTGGCGGGATTATCGTTGGGGATAATCTGTCGATCACGCCCAACGGGGTGCTGTCGGCCCAGCCGGGCGGCGTTACGGCGTTCAATAATCGCACGGGAAATGTATCGCTGACTGCAAACGATGTCACGACCCTTGTAGACGCCAATTATATTCAGGTCTGGAAAGATACGCAGACCACCGCAGGAACGTTATCTCAGTTCCCAAAATACAGTTCCATAACATCGGGTAGCGGCCCCATTCAGGGCTATTCTCGTGGGCTATTGACGAGTAACACATCGGGTACGGTTACAAAGACAATTTTTGACGGTAGCTTATATTCGTCGTCCGGTTCTACAATTCTACAGTATAAATCTATTGGGTTTAACGCCAACGACACAGGTACTGCAAACACCTCAAAGACAGGGCGATTGCTGCTTGGCCAGTATGGCGAGGTGTATCTTGAATCGTCTACTAAGGTCAACGCCAACACCCTTACCACGGCTACGTTTGATTTAAATGCCACGGCTCGGCCTAGCGGAATTACGCAAACATACGATCCGCATGCGATCAGCGCAGGTATCCACGCCCGATATGCGGTAGGGACAACTGGAGGTTATAATCCAAGTAGTAATGCGGATAGAGTCGTTGGGGGTAAGATAGCACAGTTTGACCTTTATCCAGTTGTGCAAACTACCCGGTTTGGCAACGGCACATATATTGGTCGGCCCGGCCAGATTTATCTGACTGCAACCAACGACTGGACTTATGCCGACCCAGATTTGGCGTTCGATCACGCATATGATTACAAGACTACCTTGACTCTGGGTGAATCAGCAGAACTCGTATTTCAAAATGCCAATCTAACATCGCTTCGCACTCCAAATATGACAGATTACTCAATCCTGACTAGGGGTTATGCCGACACTCGTTATCAGGCTGTCGGGGCTTATTTAACATCCGCAAACCTAACCTACGCCAACCTCACAAACACGCCCACAACGCTCGCTGGATATGGCATCACCGACGGTCTCACATCGGCCAACCTGACTCCCTACTTGACAATATCCAGTGCCAACGCCACCTACGCAGTCTTGGGACATACGCACAGCATCGCGAACGTGACAGGCTTGCAAACCGCACTGGATGCAAAACTTGAGACAGCTAATTTTACTTATGCGAACCTGACAGGCAAGCCAAGCACGTTTGCTCCATCGGCTCACACGCACGCTATTTCTGAGGTTACAGGGCTTCAGACCGCACTGGATGCCAAATTACCTTCGGCCAACTTCACATACGCCAATCTGACAGGTACGCCAAACCTAACGGTATATCTGACCACAGCCAACGCATCTACGACTTATCAACCGTTGGGCAACTATGCCACGACATCCTGCCTGACGTTTAGCAATATTACTGGCAAGCCAATCACGCTATCAGGCTATGGTATCACGGACGGCTACAGCACAAGCAACCCGTCAGGATACATCACTGCTGGTGCAAACTCGTTCACAGGCACGCAAAACCTTCAAGACAACGAACTGATTCGAGCCAAGATTCGAGACTATTCCGAAACTGTCTCCAGCCCAACGATCTCAGCCGGAACGCTGACATTGAACCTTGAAACGTCGAATATCTTTACGGTCAGCCTCAACGCAGCAATCACAAGCATAACGATCAGTAATCCTCCTGCAAGCGGTTCTGGCGGCTCATTCACTTTGATATTTACCGCTGATGGAACAGCACGGGCAGTCACTTGGCCTGCGGCGATCAAATGGGCGGGCGGCACTGCTCCAACGATCACATCGGCGATAGGCAAGGTGGATAGCTTTGCATTCTTCACCAGCGATGGTGGAACGAATTGGCAGGGTTACGTTGGAGGGCAGAATTTCTAATGCTTGCAAATATAATTCGCAATAGCAAAAAGACTGTCGGTGGTGGTGGAGGAGGTATCGTCATAGATGGTGGCGACCCTTACTATTCAGCCGTTTCGCTGATGTTGAGTATGGATGGAACGAATGGATCGACCACATTCACAGATTCCAGTTTGAATGCACTGACGGTGACTCCAGTCGGCAACGCCCAAATATCTACAACGCAGAGCAAGTATGGTGGAGCGAGCGCGTATTTCGATGGTAGCGGGGATTACCTAAACATTCCGTACAGCTCCTCGTTTGATATTACCACGGATTACACAATTGAATTTTGGATGCGATCTGACTCGGTATCTGGGTACGCTCCAATCTTTACCCTGACTTCAGCATCGTTGGACTACTTTGCAGGAATCTACGTTGTTAGAAATGGTTCAACTATTACTTTTGAGACTCGACCAGCAAACGGATCTGGCTCGACTATTGCAGCTATTACGGGTGGGTCAATATCTGTAAATACATGGTATCATGTTGCCGCAAGCGTATCTTCAAATGCTGCAAAATTGTTTATCAATGGAGTTCAAGTTGGATCAACTACGACCTTTGCGTCTCGCACTTTCACGCCGACCGGAGCTAGGATTGGGCGTTTCGCCAACAATTACACCTCTGGGTTAGTTGATTTTCAAGGCTATATCGACGACCTCAGGATCTCCCGATTCGCTCGCTACGTCTCCAATTTCACGCCTCCCACAGCAGCATTGCCAACAACCGCATCATCCACGGTGGCCGACCCTTACTACAATTAC